GGAAGTTTGATTCTGTAATCTATCCTTAACAAAAATCAGTGGGTAATTATCCCAATCCACAAATAGATTATTTAACCCCTATTATTTTTAGATAATTATCAGGTTCATCGAGAGCTTTTTCACATTTACACAATAAATCATCACCTGAAACGAACAATTTAAATAGACCTTGTTATTTAGTCTCATGTCTAGCAAAAAGGTTATAAAAATAGACACGCACCGTATTAAATAAGGTGGTTCGTGTAGGATGTCCTGAGAAAACTGTTCCGTGAAAAGATCCATACAAACCTTACTTGGTATAAAACTCACAATCTAATTGCATCAATGAATTAATAATAGTTTCATGAAAAACAGGTGGCATTACAGAATATTATAAAAACATCTTGAGAAATCTTCGGAAACATTCATTATCAACTCCATCAATCAATTCAGCATACTAATGTGCATCATGTGAACCTCCATCATATGAATACGTACTAGTATACTCATATTTATTCAGTATATTCTGAATTTCAACATTGGAATAGCCAGATATGAAACTATCACCCATCATAAATGGTTATTTAAACAATTTGATAAAAAATCGAGCAATCCATGAGCCTACAACCTTCATTTCTGCACATGGGTTGAATATTAATCATGGTCTAGCATCTTGATCTGTATGCAATTCATTTGATTTTACCATGACCTCAAATTTAGTAGATATCTTATTGGTCCTTAGGAAATTTAACAACCCACTTCTATACATAGCTCTTTTTTATGAATCAACATCCAATAAATATGTACTCATTAAGTACTCAGGGGCATTTTCGATTATATATTATTATATTTATGAAGCCCTATCATCAAACCATGCATTCACAAATTGTTTAAATCAATTCAATATTATTGGATCAGGTCTCTCTTGTGATGCGACTTGTCTGATTCACAAAGCAGCTTCAATATTATGCGAACAACTAGCAAAATGAATCAATAAAGAATTTGGGTCTGAAAGTCAATAATAAGCACAATTTTCTTAACAATTCTATGATGGTTATAATTTATCAATTCAACATTTCCAATATTCATTTTCCCAAGATGCAATATGTCGACTTGTAGTTTAGAGATCATAACATGTTGGGATCAAAACAGATAATTATTTTTTATTTTCATCTTGAACTATTCATAGTTCCCTCTTCTAGTCTTTAGTCAATCTAGTAGATTTAGGGAATGTCATTTAACTAGCTACATAAACATCTTAATGTGTAAATATTCTATTTAAATCCATAATGTTAAAACCTCCTCTACCATTTTTGAATAAGGTAGTGTTGACTCATTATTTGGTAGTGAGATTACTCTTATACATACAGTATTTTAAAGTTATGAAACTGGTAGCCCCGACTATAAATGGTCCCAGGATATATTTACTACCCTTCAATAAAATCTTTTTCATCATATTTCGAAATCGAGTTCTAAAGTAGTTCTTAATAGGCTGTTATACTAGTTTCTTTATTTATTTAATTTTAGACACATAACTATTAGAAACACAGCTCAACACTTCATCAATTTAAATTCCACCGCTTATTTTAAAAGGCATAGGCCCAGAAAACATTTCTGTACCTATAGAATCTGTGTCCAAAATTAAAGTTTTTACACCTGATGGTTGTGGTGTTATTTATTTGAAAGTAAAGAAGTCAATCTAATATAACTTGTAAAGAAAATAAGTAGCTACACCTACAACTCCAGCTATAATAATCGGTTTCCAATTGATACCTTGATTTTCAAAAACGGGAATTGCCATTTCCATATTAGAAAATCTTGTATGATATTCTTTAACTTGCTATTAAATCCAATATTCCACTTTGAATTCTTTAGTCCATCTTAAGTAAATCGTTTTGATATCTTCGCTTATCCCTTTTCTCGCGTACAACTTATTAATTTAAGTGTCGTATAACCGAAGAGCCGAATTAACAGATCTCATAAATGTAGGAGCGTCGGTGGCTGAAAATGACAAATATTACTTTAAATAATTTTCATAATAACTACAGTAGAATTTAGGAAATACAATAACAAGTTATCCTCCTACTTCAGAAATATTACCTACAAAACGCGTTTTAAAAAAATCTACAGTTTATTAATGCATCACTTGCATATCTTACAAAGGCAATTGTTAAATAAAATTAGTATTCATCATAGGACATTCAATTTCTCGCTCTGTCTTAAGATTTCTCAACACAAACGAAGCATAAAAGATCTAATCACCCAAAGGTATTCATCTGGAACAAGTAGACGAGAAATAATATTCTTCATCTTGGATATATCCTCTGAAAAACCCTTCTTATAAACGTATCCATTGATTTTTATACACTCGAGGATTAGAACACACTTACATTTCAATAGTTCCGTCCATGTTAATCTTTACAATACCTTCATTATCTATTAAATTATATATACCAACTTATTCTGGGTATTCGATATAATTAATTCTAATAGTTTATGAGTCTACCATTTTTTCATAGATATCACTTTAGTTTAGATAATAGATCACATCTTGTAAGAAGTGATGATCGCTAACAACATTCTTAAAATTTTCAACTTTGAAATCAATATCATTATGTAAATTAACATATTCAACGTCAAAAGTTTCAAAATAAGGTCGAGTTCTAATCACTAAGTGCTAATATTTAGTTGAATTAAGATTTGGTCTTTTAGCAGCGTGGTCTGCTATTTCAGCAGTTGGTGTTTGATTCAGATGTTCTAACATTTATAAATGATATGCACAATCAGCGATACATCGTGCATTGGGGTGACCATAGTACTTGAAAATATGTTAATCAGACGATTAATCTTCTTATTATTCATTTTAATGTTTGCTACGCACAATCTTAGCTTTATCATAAATTGTAATGTACTGAGAAATATGTTTTCTGACATCTTCATTTAGTCTAAACCCGTTAATATATTCTCCCTTAATTTAAGCTATTTGCAGACTACTTTACTTCGATCAAGAATTTTCTTAAGGGTAAGTAGAATTTTATTTAGATATAGAATGATCGACATTTTAGATAAATTATTTGTCTACAATTGTGAGTTGAGGTGACTCTAAACTTTAACTTTTGGCTTATTTTAACTTTTACAAATAATTTTCCAGGTAGTATTTTTCTGCAATAAGGTTTTCAATCTAACCTTTTACAATTGATAATTCATCTTTTTATATATCAGTTGAATCTTAAGTAGTTTCTAATTTGTGTTTCTTTCCCCATTATTCTTATAATTTAAGATCAATGCTTTGCAATTGTAGCTCTGGTTCTTATGAAATGACCAACTTGTTTATATTAGCATTAATTTTTTGATAATGTTTGGTCACAGCAGCAATACCTTTAACTTTGTTATTCTTCCCTTTTAACAAATAATAATGGTCATGTGATGGTATTAAAAATATAGTATTCTTTTCCAATTTATATGGGATATCTTTCTAATTTTCT